TCACGCCCCAGGGACATTTCTTCTCCGTTGTCCGCTTCTCGCGGTCCGAACTCCCCCGGCCGCCAATCGAATGATCGGCAAACGTCTTCCAGAATAATCCAGCCGAATGAGCGGGATTTGATTACCCGCCTTGCGCAGTCCCAGTGTATCCTCGATATAAGCGAGATCGGCTTCGCCTTCAGGCAGAATTTCCAAATGTGAACGGCAGAGCTCGAGCCTCATTTCGCGTTCCTTTCCTACAAATCACATTGTCGCGTCTGCAACTGAAATAACCCGCTCGATGGCCTTCAAAGCGATCGGTTGTAACACTGCAAACAGCCTCACAAAGGCTGCCAAGTGCGATTGGATATCATGGCGGTAGTCGATCCGGCGCTGGCATGAGACCGTCTTTTTCGGATCGTTGGCTTCTTCCGCCGCCTTGCGTATTGTGCGAAGTGTAGTGCAATTGTACGGAACAGGCTACGACTTTTGGCGTACAGGGTCAAGCCCTTTTGTTAACGGTTGGTCCAATAAGCAGAGCGGGGCTTTTGTGCAATCCGGGTTTATTGAGCGCTTGCGCGAGGTGGTTGAGCATGCAGGCGGCCAGAAAGAGCTGGAGCGTCTCAGCGGTGTCGATCAGACAACTATCTCGGCCTGGCTCAAGCGCGTTAAGAATCCGAAGTTTCAAACGGTCAAAAAGATCGCCGATGCCACTGGGTTTTGTCCCGAATGGCTTTATCTCGGCATCGGTCCCAAACGTTCCCGTACCGGAGATGATGAGAAGATCAACCAGGAGTCACTGGACGTCGATTTGCTCGCTTCCATACTTGAGCATGTCGATAGTGCACTAGCCATTCGCGGAGAGCTGACACGAAGCCGAACTCGTCAAAGAGCTGAGATCGTGGCTGCTGCGTATGACTACTACCGGCGTTCGGGTAAAAGCGAGGTTCGTCGCTCCAAGATTCTCGAGTTACTGCGCCGGCATGCTCTCTAAACTTCTTTGTCGCCTGCTGAAGGCTGTGAAAAAAGCTGTAGACATTGAACGTCAACCGGTTAAGATCACAGCCAGGAGAGAGCTAACAGTTAATGCAACTTGACAAAGAGTTGACGCGAGTCAGAGGGCAATTGGCCGACCAATTCCGGAGGGGTCGCTCGGCGGGTAAGCCTGAAGTACCACAGATTACGATCCGCGGTGACAATAACCTGATCAACCTCGGAACAAATGGCGTGGTTAAAGTGTTCAAGGGAGGGCAACCGGAATTACCTTCAGGATACCCGGCACGCAATGCTCCGTGGCCCCGACAGATACTCGACGCCATACGGCTCAGAGCGCCAAAGAACCGCAGATCAAACGATCGACTCTGTGAATTGGCGGGCCAGGTGCTCGGACGTCCAATCGTAAACCTCGAAAGGCTGAGTGTCAAAGAACTAGCCCGTGTTTACGAGGCAGTTTGCTCTATGCAAACAAATCCCGGTTCCACTTGAATTCTCCTCACTAACCCAGGAGATTTGCAACAGCGCTCTTTCCAGTAACGCCTACCTGTTGACGCCCTACCCTCGCTGACCAATCCCGCGACCCGTAGCATTTTCGTATCCAACCTTTTTTCGCTTCCTTAACTTGCCGAATCTGGTGGCCGGTTCCTTCGGTCCCGCTTCGGGGGTGACGGCGTCACCTCTGTCGATTGGTCAATTTGCACACAAGGATAGTTGCCAGAAAAAAGCTCACTGCTGCAACGCAGGCAATCGCCAGACGAATATTAACTCGCACAGAAAACGAGCAGTGGGCAGCGCAGCGGTTGAGGTAACAGCCGAATGCCCTCAGGCGATCGGACGGTCAGCGGCGATATGGCGACTACTCGACCTGACGGCGGGGCGGAAGGGATGAGCGAGTGGATTGAGCTGATGCCGGCGGGGCGATTTTCGGCGGTGGACGGGCGCGGTCCGTTCATCAACGAGGATCCGGAGCGGGTGGTGGCGGCGAGCATGGCGAAGATGCCGCCGGCGGGGCTGGTGGTGGACTACGATCACGCGACGGATCTGGCCGCGCCGGAGGGGCGGCCGGCGCCGGCGGCGGGGTGGCTGAAGGAGTTCAAGGTCAAGGGCGGCGCGATTCTGGCGCGGGTGGAATGGACGCGCGAGGCGGCGGCGGCGCTGCGGGAGAAGAAGTATCGCTATATTTCGCCGGTCTTTGAGCACGACCAGGACGGCCGGGTGGAGCGGATTCTGCGGGCGGCGCTGGTCAACAATCCGGCGCTGATCAATCTGCCGGCGCTGGCGGCGGCGGAGGTGAGCCTGGCGGCGCTGACGATGCCGCTGAGCAAGGTGGAAACGATGGCCGAATGGACGACCGAATATATAAATGATCTGCCCGATTCCGCGTTTGCCTATATCGAGCCGGGCGGCCACAAGGACGAAGAGGGCAAGACCGTACCGCGCTCGAAGCGCCATTTTCCCCTGAAGAACAAGAACGGCGAGCTCGATCCCGCGCACGTGCGCAATGCTCTGGCGCGGGCGCCGCAGAGTCCGTTCGGCCGGCGGGCGATGGCGAAGATTCGGGCGGCGGCCCGCAAACTGGGGATTGGGGAGGAGGCTTCGGCTGAGACCATGGCGGAAGAGACGGAAGCGAAGAAGATGACGCTGAGCGAGGTGATTGCGGCGCTGGAAGAGGCCTGTCCCGAGGCCACCCCGGGCAAGCTGATGCGGGCGGCTTCGGTGCTGCTCGACGACGATGACGGCGACGAGCCGATGCGCATGGAGGCCGAGGATGACGGCGCGGCCGAGGGCGGCGAGGACGAGGAGGAGAAAGAGCTGCGCGCTCCGTATGAGGAGAACGAGGAGCAGATGGCGCGGCGCCATGCCGAGGAGATGCGCAACTGCATGAGCGAGGAGGAGCGGGCCGAGACGGCCGCGCGCCATGCGCGCGAGAAGGAGGCGATGGCGCGGCGGCGGGCGCTTGCGCGCAAGCGCGAAGCGGCGGCGCGCCGGCCGGCGGTGGCGGCCGCCGAGATCGAGAAGGCGGTGGCGAGCCATCCGATGGTGGTCAGGATGGCGGCGGAGATTGACGCGCTGCGCAGCGAGCGGGCGCGGGCGGCCGCGACCGAGCGGGTGGATGCGGCGATTCGCGAGGGGCGATTGATTCCGTCGCAGCGCAGCTGGGCGATTGCCTATTGCAGCTCGGATCCGAAAGGCTTCGAGCGGTTTTTGGGGGCGCAGCCGCGGATTATCCAGGCGGGGGCGGACGGCACCTTCACGGCGCGGATCGGGGAACCGCCGCGGGGCGAGGCGTCGCTGACGCCGCGCGAGCTTGAGATCTGCGCGAATCTGGGGCTGGAGAGCAAGGAGCAGCTGGAGAAGTTCGCGGCGAACAAGGAGCGCTGGACGCTCAAATTTCCGCGGCCGCGGCTGATGCTCGACGACAGTAATTCGGGGACGAGCGAGGGATGAAATGGCAGGACTAACGGCTAGCAGGAACACCCCGGAATGGCCGGGCTTCAGCAATCGCTACCATTACGGGCTGATTCCGGTCGAGGCGTCGACCTCGATCTATGTGGGCGGCATGGTGGCGGTCAACAACAACGGCAACGGGGTGCCGGCGCAATCGCGGGTGTCGGGCGCGACGCTGAGCAAGCTCAACGTGCTGGGCATCTGCGAGTACGTCTACGCGGGCGGCATCCTGCCGCCGGGCGTCAATGCGCTGAATCAGCCGGGTCTGACCTACGGCAATATCGCGGCCGGGGCGGCCGGGGCGATTTCGGTGGGCGTCGTGGCCGGCTGCTTTGGGATGGACAATGACGGCTCGGTGACGGCCGCCAACCTGGGCGAGCTCTGCTTTGCGATCGACGACCACACGGTGGGGATGGGAACGCTCGTGCCGAACACGACGAGCATCGTGGTGCCGTCGACCGGGCTGCCGATCGTGGTGCTGCAGCCGGATATCGTGCCGGGCAGCTTTGACGCCTACAGCGCGACGGGCGGCGGCGGGACCCATTACCTGGAGGGCACGGACTTCGCGGTCGACTACCAGGCGGGACTGTTCATCGCGCTGGCCGGCGGGGGGATTGCGGCCGGGAGCACGGTGTATGTGACCTATCGGCGGGCGGCGGCCAAGGTGGTGGCGGGCGAAGTGGTGGCGCTGGATGGCGGTCTGGTTTACGTCAACTTTCTGCGCGACAACCCGGCGCTGTAGATGATGACGCGTTTGTGGAGCATGCGCGCCTGGCATTACGCGACCGTGCTGGGCGGCGCCTTTGTGACGGTCGCGCCGCAGTTCGTGCAGGCTCTGCCGGCGGAGTGGCGCGACATGGCGACGGCGATTATCGCGATGCTGGTGGCGGTGGCGCATCTGCTGATGCCGAGTCCGACGCAGAAGTGAGGGAAGAAGAGGACGATGGAGATCTCTGCGAACAATCTCACCACGCTGTTTACGGGTTTCGACACGATCTTCCAGAAGGGGTTCGAGATGGCCCCTTCGTACTACGAGAAGATCTGTTCGATTGTCCCGTCGTCGACCAGCCAGACGATCTATCCCTGGCTCGGCCGCACCACCGGCTTTCGTGAATGGATCGGCGAGCGGGTGCTGCAGGCGCTCGAGGCCCATGCCTACACGATTGTCAACAAGACCTTCGAGGACACGGTGGGGATTGAGCGGGAGCGGATCGAGGATGACCAGTACGGGGTTTATGCGCCGGTGATCGAGCAGCTCGGCTGGGACGCCAAGACGCATCCTGATCAGCTGGTCTTTGGGATGATGAAGGCGGCGGTGACCGGCGCGCCGGTGCAGATCGGCAAGCTGACGGTGCCGGTGCCGATCTGTTATGACGGGCTAAATCTGTACGCCCCGAACCATCCGGCGGGCCCCGCCCAGGAATCGAGCAACCAGACGACCTATTCGAATATCAATTCGAGCGGCAGCGGGCCCTTCTGGTTTCTGGTGGATGCGGCGCGGCCGATCAAGCCCTTTATCTTCCAGAAGCGGCGCGAGTATGCCGTGACCCGGATGAACACGGCGACCGACGAAGCGGTCTTTTCGCAGCGGCTGTTTCGCTATGGCGTGGACGTGCGCTGCAATGCCGGGGTGGGGCTCTGGCAGCTGACCTATGCCTCCAACACCGACCTGTCCAATCCGAGCAACTATGCGGCGGCGGTGGCGGCGCTGCGCAGCATCAAGAGCGACGCCGGGGTGCCGTTTGGCACCTGGAACGGGCCGCCGAGCACGCGTTTTCTGATCGTGCCGCCGCAGCTTGAAGAGGTGGCGCGTCAGCTCCTGCATGCGACCTTCGGCGCGGGCACGATCGGCGGCGCGGTAAGCGCGATTCCGATCGCGAACATCTATCTGAACGATGCGACGCTGATCGTCAGCGAGTGGCTGGCGTAAGGGCGCGGCCAGGCGCGTCAGGGGGGCAAATGGCTGGAGACAGGGGGGCGCAGCTCGGGCTCGCGCTCGATGACCGCGAGCACATGATCGTGCGATTTCGATGTCCGGGCTGTGGCAGGTCGATCGTCACGCAGCATTGGTCGGCGACGGGAGTGGACTCCGAGTACATCGGCGACGATGGCCGCTGCTTCGACTGCACGTTCGGAGCGGGCGGGCGGCGGCGGCGACGGAGCACAAAGCGGGAGCTCGAGGAGGACTGAGGGGAGCCGGAGATGGCGTACGCGCAGGTCAGTGACATGCAGGCGCGCTATCCCAATCGGGATTTGGTGCAGCTGACCAACGAGGATCCGACGCAGACGACGATCAACGCGGCCTTTCTGAGCACGTTTCTGGCGGATGCCTCGGATGAGATCGATGCCTATCTGGAGGCGCGGTTTGCGCTGCCGCTGAGCGATCCGCCGGCGATTCTGACGCGGCTCTGCTGCGAGATCGCGATGTACCATTTGAACGCGCTCCGGCCGATTCATGACCTGGTGGATGCGAAGGACAAGTACGAGAAGGCGATTGCCTTTCTGAAGGAAGTGAGCGACGGCAAGCGGACGCTCGGGCTCAGCAGCGACAGCGAGGAGCCGGCCGATCCGTCGTCGCCGCAGGTGGTGATGGATCAGAACTTTGGCGGCGATCCGGCGCTGCCGCAGCGCGTGTTCAGCCGCGGGACGTTGAAGGGATTCTAAGGGGGGGAGGAAGCAGATGGGAAGCAGCAAAAAGAAGCCGGCAAAGAAGGCAATGAAGCGGCCGGCGGCGAAGAAGCCGGCGCCCGCGCAGCCGAGCTGGGCGGAGATCAAGTCGCTGGTGGGGCAGATGAAGGGGGTGCTCACCTGGATGAAGGCCGAGCGCGAGCAGCTGCGCGCGATGGTCGATGCGATGCGCGAAATGACCCATCAGGTCGAAGACGAGGCCGAGAATTGCGCGAGCGAGCCGGCCGCGGGCGAAGCGGCTGAGACTGAAGCGGCCGGAAGCTGCGACGGGCCGATGATCCATGGCGATCCGGTGCTGTCGGGGGCGCTGGAGGACGGGAGCGACGGTTTCTGAGCGGCTGAATGGGGGTCTTTCTCGACAGTCCCTGGACCGGGCAGAACTTCAGCCCGCCGACGCCGGTCGATATCGCGACGATCGAAGCGGCGATCGTGGCGCAGCTCGAGAGCTATCTCGGGGCGGCGCTGGGGACGCAGATGATCGAGGTGACGCATTTTCCCGACAAGCCCGAGGCCTACGAGATGCGCCATCGGATCGGCGTTGCGATGGTGATCTACATGGGGGGCGACTACGGGGAGATCCTGGATATCGGCCACGTGGCGCAGGAGCGGACCCTGGAGTTCGCGGTGGGAATCCGGATCCGCGATCTGGGGTGGGCCTTTGGCGGACCGCCGAGCGGCACCTCGCCGGGCGCCTATCAGATCCTCGAGGCGGTGCGGACCGCGCTCATGGGCTTTCAGCCGAACACCGGCTGCACCCCGATGAAGGCGGTGCGCGAGCGGTTTGTCGACCGCGACCGGCAGGGGGGTGTCTGGGTCTACGAGATCATCTTCTCCACCCGCACGGTGGTGGTCGAGAACTATCAGCCACCCAGCTACCCGCTCTTCATCAAGGGCACGGCGATGGAGGAAGGGGGGGTGACGCCGGTGCAGGTCGGGGTGGCGCTGATGACCTTCAGCGGCACGCCGGGGGTGATCACCCTGCCCTATCAGAATCTGCAGGGGGTGGTGGTGAAGAGCGCGGACCTGCTGACGACCTACGTTGCGGGGGTGGACTACACGGTCGACAACGTCAATGGCGTGGTGACCCGGCTCGCCACCGGGTCGATTCCGGCCGGCGCGACGGTGGCGGTGAGCTACGCGTATGCGGATGTCGAGAATGCGCTGGCCAGTGGCGGCGCGGCGCCGCTGGCGCCGAACAACTGAACGAGGGGGGTGACGATGGACAACCTGGTCAACGGGGCGCCGCCGCGAACGCTGCTCAGCATCTCGTGGATGCGCGACGACTTCGCCAACGGCCGGCGGCGCTACAAGGCCTATGCGATGGCGCGGCCGGAGGCGGGCGGAAATCCCGCGGTGATCGGCGAGGCGACTTTGGAGGTGCCCAATCTCGACGTCGCCAAGGTCCTGCACAGCGCGCTCGGCGAGATGCTGGCGCGCCAGCCGCCCGAGCTGGTGACGGTTAGATAGCGAATGGCTGACAGTGAGTGCAGGTGGAGGGCCGCGAGTGACCGGTGAATGAGCGCGCGATGAAAGAGGTGCAGATCGTCTTTTCGGCGGGCGGCCAGTTCTATGCGATTCCCGACATCAGGCGGGAGGGCGGAATCTGGCTGTCGCTGGCGCGGCATCCGCTGCCGGTGCCGAGCGAATGGCATCGGCCGGGGCTGAGCTTTGCGGTGGTGATGCGCGGCCGCGACTACTGGCGCGTGGGGCTGCATGCGCCGACCCGGCCCGACGGCAGCAGGGCGGTGAGCATCGACGACGAGCTCGTGCGCGACTACCGCGACGCCTGCTGGTGGACGCCGGGACTCGAGGAGGCGTGGGCCGAGGCGGAGGGTCTGCGGCTCGCGATGGAAGAGATGGCCCGCGAAGCGGGCAAAAAGGACAGAGGGGGAAAACGTGGCTAAGTCAAACGGAAACGGCAAAGAAGCCGCCGCGGGCGGCGATGAGCGCAATGCGACGAGGCGGCTGGTGACGGTGCTTTACAGCCGCGACCGCGATCTCTATCGGCTGCCGGGGGTGGCGCTCAGCCGGCCCTGCTGGCTGACGGTCAGGGCGTGGCGCTATCCGGTGACGCAGCTTGCGGCCGACGCGATCTATCTCGGGCCGGCGCTCAGTCCCGACGGGATGCATTGGCGGATGGCCTATGCGGTGAGCTGGCCGTCGATCGTGCCGGGCGAGAGCGTGACGCTGCCGGCTGATGATCCGCTGGTGCGCGACTACGAGGCGCTGGCCGCCGGAGGTGAGCGATGAGCGTCGTCGGCGATCTGTTGTTCGGGGCGATGGGCGGTTTCGTGGTGGGGCTCTGCTGGCTCGGCGTCGACTACTGGCGCTGGCGCCGCAGCCAGAAGGCGCGCCGGCGGGCGACGGTGGTCGACCTGACGGTGCTGTGCAGCAATGATTTGCGCCGCCGCCGGGTCGGGCGCGGCGCATGAGGTGTCCCTGGTGTGGCGCGGCGATGGCGCGCGGCAGCGGGGGCAAATGGCTCTGTCGGCACTGCGGCTATGTCCATTCGTGCTGTGACTGAGGGGGCGGGCGCCGGCATTGATTATTCGCCGGCGGTCGAGTTTGCGCGCGAGGTGCGGGCCTTTGCGATGGTGGAGTCGGATGAGGACGAGGCCCGGATTGGCGATGGCGGCCGGTCCTTCGGCCTCCTGCAGATGCATCCGGCGACCTTCAAGCGCTTCTACGGCTCGCAGATGCGCTTTGCCGCGACGGTGAGCGACACCTGGACGCAGGCGCAGATCAAGGCCTGCGCCGCCTACCTGGCGGTGCGGGGCTGGCGCACGGCGTCGCCGGAGGAGCGGGATTTGATCGTGCAGGCCTGGAATCTGGGCGAGCGGGCGGTCTTTGTCGAAGGGCGGCGGAATCCCGAATATCTGGCGCGCTGGCGCGATGCCTACCAGCAACTCAAGGGGGACAAGGGGGAAAAACGATGAAGCGACTTTTGACCGACGAGGAAGTGCGGACGCTGCAGCATCTGATCAAGCAGATACTGCCGGCGGGGACTCTGTGGACGCTGCTCATGATTCCGCGACACGAATGCGACGGGCATTGTCCCGTCAACACGATTGCCAATGTCAGCGGCGAGGATACCAAGCGGCTGGTCGCGGCGGCGTTCAGCATGCTGATGGGCGGCATTTACGAGGTGGATGTGGTCTCGACCAGAGGGGGCAACTGATGGAGCCGGCAAAGGACTATGTGCTCGAACTGCATCTGCGTGACGGCAGCACGCGGACGCTGCGCAATCTTTACAACTGCGTGGTCGATGACGGCTATCTGCTGGGGATGAATCGCCAGGGCTACATGACCTTGCGCCTGGCGATGGCGTCGATCGACTGGCTCGAGGTGAAAGAGGCAAGCAACTGAGAGGCTGGCGGGAGCCGCCCGGGAGGGGAGGCGGCTCCGGCCAGGTCGGTGAAACAGAGAAATGCCAGCGAACTTTCTCCATGGGGTCGAGGTCTTCGAGTTCAATCTCGGGCCGGTTCCGATAAACGTGGTCAATTCGGCGGTGATCGGCCTGGTCGGCTCGGCGCCGCTGTTTGCCGTGCCGGGGGCTTTGCCGCTGTGGGATCCGTCGTGGCTGGTGCAGGCCGCGCCCCAATGGACGCCGTCGACGGTCGAGACGGTCGGCAATCTGATCGTCGACAGCAACGGCAACACCCAGAAGGTGACGACCGCCGGCACAACCGGCATCTCGACGCCCGCCTGGGGCCGGGCGCTCGGAGCGACCACCACCGACGGCACGGTGGTCTGGACGCTGATCGCGATTGGCGCGGCGGCCGGCCAGCAGTGTATCGACGCCAATGGCAATATCCAGACGGCGACCGCGGTCACGCTGCCGGGCTGGCAGGCGTCCCATTCCTACACCGTCGGCAGCCTCGTGCTGGACTCGAGCGGCAACACGCAGCGCTGCGTGGTGGCGGGGACCTCGGGCGCGTCGGCGCCCAGCTGGTCGACCACGGTCGGCGGCAGCACGACTGACGGCGGCGTGACGTGGACGCTGGTGGCGCTGGGCGCGGCGGCGATTACCGGCACGACGCCGCCGGTCTGGAACACGACGCTCGGCGGCACCACGAGCGATTCGATTGCGGGCGGCCTGACCGGCACCGTGACCTGGACGCTCACGCAGAAGGGGCCGATTCCCAATCTGCAGCAGCCGGTGCTGATTGCGGGTTCGAATCCGAACTCGCTGGCGCCGGGGCAGGCCGGAGTGTTCGGCCCGCCGATCCAGGGCTTCACGATTCCGTACGCGCTGGCGACGGTCTTCGCGCAGGGCGCGGGGCAGGTGATCGCGGTCAACGTCTTCGACCAGACCAGGCATTACAGCACGATTACGGCGCAGACCTTCACCTTTCCGGGCGCGGGCGTGCAGGCGATCAACGTCGGCCACATGGGGCTTTCGGCGGTCAAGGTCACCAACACGGGCGCGACCGTCATCTACGTCGAGGGGGCGGATTTCAAAGTCGACCGGGTCAACGGCGTGATCACGGCGCTCGGCGGCGGCCTGCTGACCGCCGGGCAGAGCGTGCAGGTGAGCTGCAATTACGCCGACCCGAGCAAGCTTGCCGACTCCGACCTGGTCGGCACGGTGAGCGGCAACGTCTACACCGGGATGCAGAACTGGAAGCTCGCCTACGGCCTGATGGGCTTTTTCCCCAAGCTGCTGATTGCGCCGTCGTTTGGCAATGCGGTGCCGACCGGACAGGTGGTGGGCTCGCAGGATGCGACCGTGGCGGCCGGGATGGCGACGCTGGCGGCGGCGATGCGCGCGATGTACTTCATCGACTGCCCGCCGGGTTCGTCGCCGGCCACGCTGCTGAGCAATCGCGGCGCGAGCGGCAATGCGTTCAACACCTCGGACAAGCGGGCGATTCTCTGCGGACCGCAGCAGCTCTTTCTGGATTCGGGGATTGTGCCGACCGGCGTGTCGATCGACCCGAGCAGCGGCAAGGCGATTCAGAATCTGGCCAACGTCACGCATGCCGGTCCCTACTCGCCCTATGTGGCCGGCGCCACGGCGGCGAAGGACCTGGCGCAGGGCTACTGGTGGTCGCCGTCGAATACGCCGGTGGTGGGCGCGCTCGGGCCGGATGTGGCGATCTATTCGAGCTTTCTGGATGCGGCCTCCGACACCAACACGCTCAACTCGCAGGGCATCGTCACGGCCTTTCAGGCCTTCGGCACCGGGATTCGGGTGTGGGGCAATCGCAGCGCGGGCTTTCCGACCTACAGCACGCCCGACGTGTTTATCCCGGTGCGCCGCACGATGGACGTGATTGAACAGTCGATCATGCTGGCCATGATGCAGTTTTTGGATCAGCCGATCTCGAACGCGCTGATCCAGAGTATCCTGGCGAGCGCCAACAGCTTTATCCGCACGCTGATCGCGCGCGGCGCGCTGGTGGCGGGGACGGCGAGCTTCAATCCGGCCGAGAATCCGAGCTCGCAGATCGCCGCCGGCCAGCTGGTCTTCGATATCGACTGCATGCCGCCGCCGCCGGCGGAACGGCTCACTTTCAACGTCTTTATCGACACCACTCTGCTGGCCCAGCTCACCGGCGCGACCAGCGCGGCGGCCTCCACCGCCCTGCCGACGGGATGATGAGGTGACAACCAAAATGGGAGATTCGAGATGGCATTGATGAACGTATCGCGGGTGACCAACGCCAATATCTATCTGGACGGCAATTCCCTGCTGGGACGGGCCGAAGAGGTGGAGCTGGCCTTTCCCAAGGCGAAAATGGTCGACCACAAGGGGCTGGGAATGTTCGGCACCGCCGAATTTCCCGCCGGGATCGACAAGCTCGAGGCCAAGGTCAAGTGGGCATCGATCTACAGCGAAGTGCTGCAGTCGGTTTCAATCTTCCAGTCGCATCAGTTTCAGATCCGGGCCTCGATCGAGCAGTACACCTCGCAGGGCCGCACCGCCGAGCTGCCCTTCGTCGGCCTGATGACCGCGCAGTTCAAGGATGGCGGTCCGTTGAACTTCAAGCAGCATGAGCAGGTCGATTTTCCCACCACGCTGGTTGTCTACCATTGCGAATACTACGTCGCCGGCGTGCAGTACCTGCTCTATGACGTGCTCGCCAACATGTACGTGGTGGGCGGCGTTGACCAGCTCGCCACCTTCAGAGCGAATATCGGAGCACTGTAACAACGGTCGACCCAACGCGCCTTGCATATTTGGCTATGCCGCATCTGCGCTCAAACCAAGATCAGGAATTAAATGTCGAAGCGGAAAGGCAGCTGCTGCAAGAAATTCTGATGGACGCGATCGAATGCTGGCAGGCCGCCTTACCCTTCCACAGCATGGGAGATGAGTATGCAACGGGGTTGCGCGAACGCTTGCATCGCGAAGCCAACTTCTGGATTTTCGGCGAGTATCGCAACGCTCCCTTCTTTTCTTTTACTCAAGTTTGCGAGTGTCTCGGCCTGGACCCGGAGTTTGTCCGCAGACGCTTGCTGGAATGGAAGCGAAAGCATTCACCGCAACGCTGAACATTCAACGATCCCACTAAGCGCCAACTGAAAGAAATTCTAAACTCCCGAACTTTTTCTTCTCGGACATGTTTGCGACGCTGGGGGAGATTCTGTTTGAAACGCTGAGCTCGCCGGAGGCGCTGAGCGCGAGCAGCGAGTACAGCTATGCGGAGCACAAGGTCGTCGAGGCGCGGCCGCGGCTGCAGTGGCTGGCGACCGAGCTGCAGAAGCTCTCGCTCGATCTCAGCTTTCATATTGCCTTCACCAATCCGGCGACGCAGCTGAATCTGCTGCGCGCGGCCGCCGAGGACCATCAGGCGCGCGCCCTGGTCTTCGGCAACGGGGTGCATCGCGGTTACTTCGTGATTGAGGGAATCGAGGAGCGTTTTCTGCAGACCGCCGATGACGGCAGTTACATCGCGATCTCAGCGCGGGTCACCCTGCGCGAGTGGGTCCCGGGGGCGGACTTCGATCCAGCCGCTCCCCCTCGGCGGACGACGCCGCCTCCAGGGATCGTCAGCAGCGCGCCTGCCGCCGCAGCCGCCGCGCCGTTCAATCCGGCGCAGCCGATTGGCCCGCACAATCTCCTGCCGACTTCGGCGATTCTGCAGCTCAGCGCGGCCGGAGCGGGGCCGGGAGTAACCTACAGCCCGGCGGCCTATTCACAGCCGGGAGTGAGTCCGGTGACCGGTCCGGGGCCGGTGCTGCAGCCGCCCGGGAATCCGGGCGACGTGGCGCCGGGCCAGATCGTCAGGGCCGGCTGAGAGCGTAACGGAGGGAACAAGAAGTCAACATGAAACTGGGCCGCAAGCATCCCACCCGCGCCAAATTGAAGCTTCATCGCTATCTCGGAACGGCGCTCCCGCCGCCACCGCCGAGCTGCGACTGGACGCTCGCGATGACCGCCGACTGGGGAGTGATGCGCAACGACGTGCTGGGCGATTGCACCTGCGCGGCGATGGGCCATGCGGTGCAGACGATTACCGCCAATGGCGACGGTCTCATCACGCCAAGTGATGACGAGATCGTGGCGATGTACGAGCAGAGCGGCTACAACCCCGCCGACCCCGGCAGCGACCAGGGATGGACCGAGCTGGCGGCGATGCAGTTCATGTGCAAGCAGGGCCTGGCGGGCGTCCGGCTCGATGCCTTTGCCGATGTCGACCAGACCAATCCCGACCAGGTGCGGCAGGCGGTCGCGCTGTTCGGCGGCTGTTATATCGGCGTGCTGGTCACGCAGAGCGACATGGATTGTTTTCAGGCGGGGCAGCCATGGACGGACATCTCGATGGCGAACACATTGGGCGGCCATGCGCTCTGGGTTGTGGCGTATGACCCGCAATACCTGACGGTTGTCACCTGGGGCAGGCCGCAGCGGGCGAGCTGGGACTGGTTCGCGGCGCGCTGCGATGAGGCGCATGCCTGTCTGTTTCTGCCGTGGGTGAAGAACTCGGCCAACTGCGACCCGGACGGTTTCGATCTGGCGACGCTCGAGGCTGACCTGAAGGCGCTATGAAACCAATTGACTGGCAGGATCGGCAGGCGGGCGATATCGGGCTGGTGCGTCTGCACAGTCTGATGGGCGACCTGATCGTCGACTTCGAACGCCGGCTGCATCCCGATTATCAGGGCGACTTTATCCCGTCGCACGCCTTCGTCGTGCACGACCGCGACCTGGTGATCGAATCAGCGCTGAATTTCAACCAGAACTCGGTCGCGGCGCTGAATCCGGCCTCTGAGTATGACAACTGCGAGCTGCGCCTGTGGCGGATCGAGCGGACGCCCGAACAGATCACGAACGCGCTCAAGGCTTTTCTGGCCACTTACGCGCACGACGGCTACGGGCTTTTGGATTTGTTCGGTTTCGCGCTGGAGGCGTGCGAGCACTGCGTCGGGCTCAAGGCGAGCAACGCGATCCTGGTGTCGTACGTCTGTTCGCAGGCGGCGCTGCTCTTTCTGCGCTATCCGGCCGGCGAGAGGTGGCCCTGGATGGTGAATCTTCGCGACTGCGATCCGCTCAAGCTCGAAATCTGCTGCGAGCTGAATACGGCGCCGGACTGAAAATTTGCGCCGGGAGGTGTGGGGGATGGATCTCGGTGGAGTGATTGCGCACTACGAGGATTTGCGCCGGCTCAAGCGGCTCGAGCGTGCAGGTTACTTCAAGCCGGGCTTTGCCGCCGAGGCGCGCAATGCCGTGCTGCGCTATCTCGTGCGGATGTTCGAGCTGCGAGCGGTTTTTTGCCTGATTCCCTATCCCGGGCCGACGATCTTGGAACATGGAGAGTGACTGATGGCAGGGGGATTCTCCTCGTGGGACGTCGTCACGAATATCGACGCGCTGGTCGATATCGACCAGCTGCTGACCGGCAGCGCGGCGGTTCAGCCGTCGTCCGCCGCCTCGTCCGCGCCGCCCTATCCGCCGACGCCGGCGCGCATGCCGGGGCAATTCATCACGCATATCACGGCGGCGGGTGAGCGCTGGGACACGCTGGCCTGGCGCTATTACGGCGATCCGACCCTGTTCGGTCCGATTATTCAGACCAATCCGCAAGTCCCGGTGATGGCGGTGTTTGATGCGGGACTGGTGATCGGGGTGCCGCTGCTCACGGTGAATCCGACGGTGCAACAGGCGGCCGATCTGCCGCCCTGGAAGCAGGTGAACTGA